CTCTCAATTGTTCCTTTTTTAGTAACCATTGGCCCTCCTGAGAATTACTTGGTGGATGAAAAAATCTTCTATCTCCGCAGAGAATACAGTAAATTTCTATATTGTTAATTTCTGTATACTGCCTATCTACAAACATTCTTCCTCTACATTTAGCACACTTTATCATTAATTTGGTATTCCAATAATTACTAGGTTAATACCAATACTTGTGTCGCCTCCAGCATTAAACTTTACTACTCCCTCAACTTTTGAGGTTGAAATACTCTTCAGTGTAACTGTTACATCTTTACCAGCATCCGTATTTCCGACGTTAACTGGTGTTGCTGTTACAACTGGAGCAAACTTAAATTCACTTGGAAAGTCATATGAGAATGCCTGAGATGATCCAGCAGTCTGTGTTGCACTTGTTGTTACCTGAACATACCCACCAATAATTCTAGCCTCAGATGCTTTTATACTTTGTTTTCCAGCATTGGGTGTGTCAACTGTTACATACTTATATGTTGATGGAGATATCTGGGTCGACAAATCATTAATAGCCTTAACAATCTGATATATATATGTTACGTCTAGTGGCTGACCACGCTCAGGAATAGGTAAAATTGCCATATACTAATTATACCAGACTAAAGATTCCAGAATCATAAACCTTCATGGCAGAGTTTAACTCTGGTTTTATTGAAGATATTTGAACAATAACCCTTACAGAACTCGTTCCACTTTTTAAGAATGAATAACTAGTATTTCCAGAAACTCCAATAAACTTAAAATCTCCACCATCAAAGGATGCAAAAACATCATAAGTTATTTGAATAGAGACCTCTCCAGTAGACCAGTTAACTAGAATTGTATTTCCTACAACATTTATATCTCCAGGAAGAACCACGTTTGGCTGAGAGTCAACAATAAATATTTGAGACCAAGCAGACTTTCTATTCTTATCTTCTGTAATTATTCTAAATCTTGCAATTCTTCCATTAGAGGATGTCACTTTTCCAAGAAGATCTTTTTTTATAATTACGTTTTTAATTCCTTTGTCTGCCATTATCCAACATCCAATGCAAACCTAAACTCGATATAGTTTGTTGTGTTCGCTGATTTAATTATTGGTCTAGACCCAACGTTTTTAATTACCGAGTATCCTGTAAGTCCATACAAAGAGTTAGTAGATGTAACATTCTCTATCCTTAGTCCATCTAGACAAACATAAAAAAGATTAGATGGAGCATTATTTTCTGTAACACAAGCATAAATTTTTGCTACAGCAACCTGTCTCCAGTCAAAGTTGTCTGTTTTGTTTAAATCCTTTAGGGCTTTCTTTGCAACAAGATATCTATTTATAGCAAGGTTTCTTTTGTCTGTAGATGTGCCAGCAAGGTACCCCTGATCGTCAATGTTTACTTCAAATCTTGCATACTCTTGAGAACTATTCACACCAGGATGAGAAAATTCTATTAATACTTTAACATTATCTGGTACTGTGTTGGAGTTAGCAACCTTGTTAACAACAGAAAAGGCAAACCTTAGTTCATCCAATGGGCTATTCTTTGTAAAATCTACAACTGTTTCGTTTAAGGATATATGCTTAGAACCTTGACCAATCTGTATTTTACCTGACGAATCTGTTGTAAGTGTTGAGTCATTTCCAACTATAGCAATAATATTGTTTAAAAATCTACATCTTTCATTTCTTGCTACTCTATCTGTTTGAGTAAATATTCTATTGTCTGCATTTGTTGCAAAAACATTTGATGTCTGATTTATAATTCCATTATCAGCATCTCCATCCAGTGGGGTATAGACAGAAGGTATTTGAATAGCAGAAGCACCAAAAGGTTCATAAACCCAAGCATCTGTATTGGCAAAAGAATAAATGTTTCTACTATCAAAAGATCCAGCGACTGGGTTTGAAGCAGCAGAGAAGATTCCAACCTCAGTAATTTCATATCTTTCTTCTGTTGGTAGTTCTGCTGTTAGGACTACCTTGTCTATCCCGTCCTCATTTACAAAGCCTCTAGATACAATCGGAACACGAAACATCTCAAAGTCCAAAGACTCTTTCAGTGAGTAGTCTCCAAACACCCCGTCAGAAGCCACTGGAGTGGGTCCACAGCCTACGGCAATGTGAGAGGCATATGATTGCGTCTGCCCCACAAGATACTTGGCTAAAAGATTTTTACCTATATTAGTTATCATTAATTGCTCCCATTGTATATTGTATCATCAAAAACGTTACCACTAGTTAATATTTGAACTTCGACCTGCTCGTCATCATGAATATTAATTAGATTAATAACAAGATCTCCTGTAATTGGGTCTATATAGATAGACTTGCAATTAGGGGTTTTTATCCATTTATTCTTATCTTCTTCATTTGGATTACTAGGTGGTGGGGATATATCATATCCAGTACCGCAGATTGGCAGGTTGTTAAATATTGACAATGGCAAGGATTTAAAAAATGAATCAGACGACTGAAGACTTAAAATATTGTTGGGGTTGTATTGCAAATACAGGTCTGTTAAATTTTTAATTGGAGTATAGATAACCTTTTGACCATTTACCAAATCATGTCTAGAAATAGTTGCAAGTTCATAACCACCAATATCCTCAAATATAAGGTCTGTCATTATTTCAATAGACATTACTTCTTCATTTTGTAATATTAGGTCTGGTGTTGCAATCTTTATATCGTTGCTATTATTAGTTCCTGATGGATCTGGAATATTTGCTGTTGCTCTGGTTGTCATTATACTACCTCACTTAAAAATAATGTCATTTCTGGCCCATCTGAATTTCTTGAAAACTCAATATTGTATACAACAAATCTATTTTTTGGATCTGAAACCATGCTTGAACCATTTTCTGTGTAATCTAGAGTCACGATATCCCCCAACTGTATGGTCGGTATAGCAAAGATTTTAACTCCTGCTGATTTTCTAGGCTTTGTAATTTTTTCCACTAACCATTTCATAAGTCCTGAAGCCTCATCTTGTGATTGAATATAAGGAGTGTCAAGGGCAAAGTCTTTTTTTCCATAAGTCATTCTGCTAAGTTTTATATCTTGGTAGTCTTGCTTAAACTTGTATGGGTTTGAAATAAGCCTGTCTGCAACAAACTGTGGATTTGATTCAGTGCTGTTTTTACTAAAGTATTCATCAACTGTTAGGTTATTGTCTGACTCTTGAGTAAATGTTATTCCTTGAATTCTAAGATAGTTTCCACTTGTTTCATCTAAAGTAATTGCTGTATCTGTAGCATTAAATATCATAAATTCTGCTCCATAAGATCCTGCCCTAAAACCAGAAACAACATAACCCTTTATCTTATTAAATGTTGGAGATATCTTGGCAGTAAGGGCTGGGTATGCTTTATCATATTTAAAATTAAATGATGCTGCTTCTCTCATGATGCTTCCAAACTCTTCAAAGTAAATGTTATATTTTGGTGGCTCTGAAGATCCAATTCCAGATAAATATGTGTTTTGAATTAGACCACTTATTGCATACTTTCTAAATGATTCATTTGCATCAATTTCTGTATCTCCAAACACAGAGTTAACTGGCGCACCCAAAGAGAATGTTGTGTTCTGAGAGTAATTGTTGCATAGGGCATATACATTTTCAAACATGGCTCTTGAGGACCCTCTTGTAAATAATGCTAAATTAGAGTATGCTGGAAGTGGATCATTATCATCTACAGTCTTTATTAGTCTTCCATTCATGTATAGATAGAATCTTCTTGTCTTTCCTATGTCTTCATACTCTACTGCTAAATCATATACCGTTGGATTTTCCTCAGCAAACATTCTTGACTGACCAGTAAACTTACCATCATCGACAGTGATCTCAGCAATTCCGTCCCATAGACCTACTGGGATGGCCTTTCCATCACTAGACTTTACTTTATAGAAGAATACATTGCTAACAGTTTCTCTATCCTTTTCTGACAAATTTCCTAACCCAAGCGCTGCAATTTCAAAATAATACCCTACGTTTGTTGTTGGGTTAAGCATAACTGCTAGTCCAGCAGAGCCTCCAGCAATATTAATGTTTTTATCTGGTGTAGAACCATTTACAACGTAATAAGTTGAAGAACCGTTAGATGTTTGTCCACGATCCTCATTGCCTTCTATCTTGCCAATAATTCTCATCCTAGTCCCAAAGTGCTTATATTTTTTATCCTGTAGAGGTTTGTGGACATATGAAATAAAGTTTCTTGGCTTTTCTTTTGTTGTAAAATTTGGACCAGTTAAAGAAAGTGCTGATGACTGAATAGATCCTGGAAGTTGCTGAGTCTTTGTTGTTATTTCTCCAACAATTGCAGTTGACATAAAGTTTTTGATAATTCCAGTTCTGGATGCTGTTCTTGCTAAAGCATCTGAAGATATGTTAGTATCGGTTAGTTTTCCTGCTGAAAGAACTCCTGTTGTAGCAGGAAGCGTTGCCTTTTCAAAAAGATACTCAGATGCCATGTAACATCCTTTTATGTTTTCATCTGATTTCCAATAATCTGATATTCCAGCAGAATGTTCAACAACTTCAGTGCCAAACTGACCACGACCATGTTTTACTACTGGACCATTTTGAAGTCTGACGACTCCAGACTGCTCAAAGTATTTTGGTTCTGAATAAATTCTTACGAGCCCTGTAGGATATATCTTTCCATTAAATGGAAGTTTAGCAAAATAGTTTTGATAATCTTCTACAGATGTAATCCACACATTTCCAAATCCAGTGACATTGTACTGAACTGCATCATATTTAATAATTTCTCCTTGTGAATAGAAGTATCCGTTATATCTTGTGATCCAGTACGCTGCTTCTCCAAGACTAAAAGTATTATTAATAACAATGTTATTTTTTACAGTTGGAACATCTGCTGAAAGAGTTGAGTTAAGTGGTATTGCGCTTAGAACATAAGCAGACTGTGTGCCAACCTCATTATTGATAGACTTTGTGTTTTCAGTTCCAGATACTTCCCATAGCAGGACAGGCTTGTATGTATAGAGTCTTTCTTCATCTAATAGGCTGGCTTGACGCAAAGACCCTATAGATCTTTGTATGTGTCTTGTTGTATAGTTTATTACACCATCATTGTATAAGTTATTTGGCTGAACAGTAACCGAGATTATGTTAGAAAGTTTTGTGTTTTGATTTGTTTTATTAGAAACTACTTCATTTCTATCAAAATCTTTTGTTCCTTTTAGTTCAAAATTTGTTGCTCTTTGATCTTGTGTTGGCATAAAATAGTCTTTACTCATCATTACGAAGTTGTTGTATTCATCAAAGAACATTGCTGTTTGTGTTGATACCGCTAAGTCCTGCAAAACTTCTGCAACACTTTTATCTGGTCCAACAAAAAAGTATGGAATTATTATTTCTTTTTCATTGGCCACTCTTTTAAAGGTATAGTTAGAAAACCCTATGTGGTCTAACAAAAGAGAGACTGCAGAACTAACAGAAACCTCTGTCATCAATATTTGTGGGGCAGTCAAAGACTCTAGGTACCAATACAGATCCCTTAAAGAAACAGATACAGTCTTTCCCATAAGATCTCTCTTTGGAAATGTATCTGAGTATAATGTTTTGATTGGAACGTAATAGTCCCAACCTTTTACATTAACAATGACTTCGTAAAACTTAAACTTAACATGTCTGTCTATATACTTTGCTATAATGCTTTCTTTATTGTTTTCATTAAATGCCTGGTCATAATCAAATATTTCTATTGAGCCGTTTGAGGCAATCAACTGTCCAACTGGTAATCCACTTAGGCCAAGATCAGATGCGCTCTTGTTTACAGAGTAGTTCAAGGTCTTCTCAGAAATATTCATAACTAATCTTGGAGAAATCTCTATTAAGTCAAAAGTTGAGTCTTTTACATTCATAGTGTCTACAACAATTCTAATGCCAGACAAATACTCAAACTCTCTATACTGCAATTTACCATCTGATGATTTAAGAAATAAATCTGGAGATGTTGCGTCTGTAACAAGATTTGTTAACCTATTTACAGTTTCATCTTCAATATACCATCCGTACTTTGGAGTTATTTCTGTATAGTTTATTCCGTTCCAAATGTGAAAAACACCTAAATCATTACTGCTTGATTTTATTAAATAAGCATAACCAACAACAGACTTGTCAGGAAGAAGAGAATCTGTTGAGTATGTTTCTGCAAATACAAAAGTTGATCTCCATTCTTCTGGAACTATTAATCCATATGCTATTTCAACATATCCATCACTTTTAACAATAGATGATCCATCAGACCTTCTTGTTGATGAATTAAAAGAAACTATATCTTGCCAGTTGCCATCCTTTAGCAATTGTATTTTCCATTTGCTAGGAACTTTTTGGTTTAACTCTCCAAAGAATGGGTCTGAGAACGATCCTGTAGAGGAAGAGAACGGACCTAGATCTTCTGTTCCAGTATGCGTTTGCATTTTTACTACAACCCTGTTTGCTGGAACTTTTTCTTTATAAACCACAAAAGGGCAGGCATCTTCTATTGAGTTCTGTGGCCCCCTTACTTTTGAAGCAATTCCATATTCCTGTCCAGACTCTGTTCTATATGATGTCCAATACTTAAACTTATCATTTTTATCTGCCATATAGTATCTTGGTCTGTCTGCCATAAAAAGGTTTGGATGATGTAGTTTTCCATTTTCAAAAAACACAGCCTTGTTGATTCCAGATCTTGGTCGATGCTGCTCGAAGCATGCCTCTAAAGAATAAAGTGTCTGAAGTTTGTCTTTTTTAGGAAAGAATACGCTTGGAGACCCATCATCCTTAAATGTTCCATCTACTAAAACATCTGCATCTGTTGCTCCAGTATAGTAGTTTCCAGAATCGTTAATGTCAAAACTTGTGGGAAGTGAAGCATATACAGAAGAAGTCTGTGTTGGTCTATACCTATAGTTACCAATATGTTTTATATTGGTTGGTATGTTCATGTTCCATTCTGCTAAGATTATTGACTTATTCCGTACCGTCGGAGAAGTCTCTAAAAATGTTTGCAGGTCTTTATCTTCAAACATTAGACCTCTTCCAGACTTACAGAAACATTCCAGTAGTCAAAGTTACTTCCTCTTTTTTCAACAGAGTATGAGAAATCACTAATAAACATTTCTACTATCTGATTATACTCTTGTAGGTGCTTATATGGCTCTTCTTTATTCTTAAAGTTACCCTTTTTATCATAGGAAAGAAATACCCAGAAAGACCCCTTGTGAGACTCATACCACTCAAGCATATCTCCTCCACCTGCTCCGCCATCTGTTGTGTATGGCTTGTAGAGTGGGACTCCAGTCTGTGTGTCAAAAGTTGGAAAGTCTGCATGAGATCTTGATGGAATCATATTCCAACTTGTGCTTATTGTAAGTTTGTCTGCAATGTGATACGATCTCATACGACCATTAATCATTCTTTCACGCTTTTCAATTCTTTCTTCTGAGAACTCTAGTGGGTCTCTATTATCATCTGTTATTAGTAAGAATTGATTTAGGAGTGTATCGTCTTCAACTGCATCTGGATCTACACCAATTTCATACCCATAGGGTATGTAAAAACTGTTCTCAAGAGTCCCAGAGTTTTCAGACCACAACATTCCACTTGGTCTGTTGTATTTTTTACGTCCCTGCATATATAACGCTCTAGACTCATCTGCCATTTAGTGACACTCCCCTAATTCTTCTGTCGTCAACCTTTTTAATTGTTGACATAACTGCTTGTGCAATATCATTTGGATTTGCATTTGTCTTAGCATTTACAGTTAATGTATATGTATTATTATACACTGTTCCACCAACAGGATCTCCGTTATTTATTTTGTTCATATTGTCTACTCCATAAGTATCTACTGCATACTTACTCATAACAAATTCTCCTGGAGTCAACATCGCTGGGATTGTATCAGTGCCCCTTGCAAAACCACCAAGGGCAAACATCTTTGGAATAATTCCACCCTTAGCCTTATATTGAGGAGGAATAAACATACTTCCGTTATAAACACCAGTTCCTGGAACAAGTGTCTTCTTTTGTGTTGGTGGGACTAATACTGGTAGCAGTGGTTTTGGCGTAGCCTTTGGTGTAGCCTTTGGTGCCTGAATATTATCTGGAATTCCATTTTTGTCTAAATCTTTTGGTGCTGGTACTGGTGTTGGATTGCGCTTAAAACCATTTGGGTCTGCGATATAAACAAATCCAGGGACCTTTCCACTTGGTGCTGGTGTAGGCTTTGGCGTAGGCTTTGGCGTAGCAGTTGGCTTTGCTGTCGGAGTTGGTGCGCCACTGGCCTTAAGAATTCCTTCAAGGGTAGTTGTATTTACGGTTCCGCTTGGAGTAGGGGTAGGAGTAGGTGTTGGAGTAGGTGTTGGTTCCTCGGTAGCATTTACAATTGGCTCTGTGTTTGCTTTATCATTGTTGTAGGCATTTATTAGAGTTGGGAAAATATCTAAGGCATCTTGCATAGACTTTAAGAATTTTTCACTATTAACCCTTGCAAGATCTACTAGGTTTTTAATTCCCTCCCAAGCCTCTCTTGTTTTTCCAAGCACGGTTAAGTTTTCAATATCTGTTTCAAGTTTGAGTTGTCTTAGTCTTAGCAACTCTGCTGCTGGCTCTAATTGTTTTTCTTCTATTTCAAAAATTTTATCTTGAAGGTCTTTAATTTCTTTTTCAAGTTCTTTTCTTGACTTTCCATCCTTTGATCTTAAATTTGATAGTTCTAGTTCTCTTGATTTTTCTACTGCCTCTTTTTCTTTTGTTACGGCATCTGCTGCTTGCTGTGCTCTCATTTCCTGGGCAGCCCTTGCAGCAGCAGCGATATCTCCAGAGGTTAGTGCTTCAGCAAGTGTCAGTTGACCCTTTTGCTGAGCAGATATTGAGGCGTTAGCCTTTTCAACTTCATCTAAAGCCTTAATTCTTTCATCATACTTTTCATTAATCTTTTCTTCTTGGTCTGCTATTCTCTTAAGGTCTGCGTCTTTGTCATCTATTTCAAACTGTATAAGAGAAATTTGATTTTCTGCATCTTTAATTTCTTGATTAATTTTCTTGGTGTCAATATTAAACTGAAGTTGTAGTTTAGTTTCTTGAACATCAAAAGATTCCATTGCATTGCTAAATCCTTGATCAAAAATATCTTGCATTCCAGGAATAGTAAGTTTTTTAAATTTAAGTTCTACGTTTGCCTTGTCAGTAGTTTTTTGTAATAGGTTTTTAAATCTATCATTATCTATTCCAAATTCAATCATGACTGCCTGCAGTGCTGGGCTATCAAGTATTGCACTTATTTGGTCCTTGGAGAATTGAGAAAGATTCTTTGTCATTCCTGTCAAGAGTTTTACTCTGTCATCTAGTTCTGTAGTTTCTCCAGTTGCCAAATCTATAGCAGCCATTCTTCTTTTTGCTATTGTTGCAGCATCTGCTGCCTTTACAATCTTCTTTAGTTCTTTATCTGTTAGTTTTTTATTTGCAATTGCTGCAGCAAAGGTGGCATCTGCAACTGCTTCTAGCGCAACAGACCCTTCAACGCCAGCAGCCTGTAACCTTTGTAGGGCTGTAACCTGGCTACCAATTTGTTTTGACATCTTTTCTTGATCACTGACAAAAGTTCCAAGAGCAATTGACTGTAGAGCATCTCCAATACTTTTTGCTCCATCCTTTAACTTTTTAATATTATCCTTTTCGTCAAACTCAAATAATTTCTTCTTATGCTTTTCATATTCTTTTGGATCCATGCCAACGATAAGTTCAATTAGGTCTTCTCCTGCCCCTAGTTTTCTCATGTCATTTTCTATACCGCTATAGATATCAATTGTTTTGTTACCACCAAAAAGTTTATTTAAAGATTTAAATGATGCGTCAAAACCTTCTGTAACCTTAATTTGGTTTTTACGAACATCTCTTAGTCTTTTTAAAAGATCGTCTAAAGGTGAAGACTGAATCTTTGACCCTTCGCCTGATGGAGTCTTTGGTGGTGCTAATGCTGCAAGTCGTATTGACTCTTCCGTTACAGTATAAGGCTGGAACTGTCTGTATGCTGCAACCTGCTCGCCAATAGGTTTACCTGCATAAGATAATTTGTTATACATTGCACCATTTTGTTGCCAAAGTTTAAAATCTGGAGATGCAATGATTTCTGGGTCTGGAATATTTACTATTGTTGCAATTTCTTTTAAGTAAGTAAGTTTGTCTGTTTCACCAAGTTTGTTAAAATAGTCTGCATCAATTGCGCCCATAACATTTTCTGGTAAGAAGGTAGTCATAACCTTTATGTCTAGTCTGTCTTTGTTCTTTTCAATAGTGTCTAAAAGTCCCTGTGTTGTTGCTGCAACTGTTGGATTTTTAATATAGTAACTTATTATAGCGTTCATGTCAAATACTCCATTTGTGTTCGCTACTTCAGCAAAGAACCCTATGTATTTTGCTGCTTCTTGATCATTTGCTTTTTTAGAAACATTGGCAATAAAATCTGTTTGTAGTTTGGTGTTTGGTGTCCCATCTGGGTTTGAAAACATACCCATAACTCTTGTTGCTTCGTCTCCAGTTCTTGCACTAAAGTTAGCAATTATATCCATGTACTGCTCTTTTACTTTTTTGTTATCTCCAAAATTTGTAAACAAAAATACTTGCTGGCTTGGAGTCAGTTCTCCTGTAGACATCTTAACTCTAATTAAATGCTGCTGTTCTGATGTTAAACCAGATTCAGAAATTTGCAACTTGGCAGCATCTAGGTATTGCATCTCATCTGTGCCCTTGTATCTTTGTGTAAGTAGTTTATCTAAACCAGTATCGATAGCCTCCCTTACGTTGCCCTTTGTTTGTCCATACTGAGTCATGATCTGTGTATTTATATCTTTTCCCTTTGTTGCTAAGGCAAGTCTATCATCATCATAATCCTTTTGCATTTCTTTCATTTTTGTAATCTTGCCCTCAACCTCAAGTTCTTTTAACTTTTTCTGATAGTAAAGATCTAAAGAATCCATCAACTCTTGTTGCTGCTCTAGTTGCGACCTTTGAGAACCAACGTATGCACCAGACATTGCTGCTTGTTTCTTGTTTGAGTTTCTTTGGGCCATATACCCTATTCCAGCGCCAGCGATTGTTCCGATGCCTGCTCCGATAAGAGCGCCCTTTGGTCCAAGGAATGCACCTATTGTACCTCCAGCCCTAGCCCCAGCCATGGCACCTGCTCTCATTCCTAGTGCTCCCACTGCTGCTGCAGGAAGTGCTATTCCTGCTTTAGGATTCATTGCTCCAAGACCTGAAGATACAAACCCTGACTGCTGTTGCATAGTATTAAATACGTCTGTGTTTTGTTTTGTTTTTTCATTTATCAAATCCACTCTAATCTGAAGCGGATCTTTTTCTAGGTTCTCTCCATTTGGACCTATAATCTCATTTATATTGGCTGTAACAGAAAATCCTAACCCATAGTTTCCAGTCTTTTGCCCTATGTTTAACGCTATAGACTTTGCTTGTGATGCATCAATGGCTCCAGACAAAACACTAGTCATTAACTGATTAGTTAGATCTGAAACTGCTCCCTTTTGATCTCCTGCTTTTAATCTTGTATTTGCTGAACTCATTAAGGCTTTACCAGTTTTGCTTTCTACAAAAGATTGTCCAAATGTTGTTTTGCCAGGCTTTGCTCCAACAAGACCAAATTTTTCTTGGCTTCTTCTTTGCATAATTTCTCCAGCACTAACATTGCCAGCAAACTCTGCATAACCCTTTATGGCATCTTTTCCAGACCCCATATTGGTTGATAACTTTATAGCCTCATCTTGTGCTTTATCAAATTCCATTCTTAACTTTACAATAGCACCAACTACAGCCATCGCAGCAACTGCCACTAATCCCATTTTACTTCCTAGCATTGGAAGGATCATTCCAAGACCCATGAGTGGCATCATTAGTTTTTGCGACATCTCTCCTATTGCACCTGGCATCATAGAGCCCATCATTGCAATACCACCTGCTGCCATAGCCATACCACCAAGACCCATTTTTTGAGTCTTTTGTCCATTTGCTTTTGCTTCTGCTCTCTTTGCTGCATTTTTTTCTCGTGCTGCTTTAATTGCATTTGCTACGGTATTTTTATTAAGAACCTTTGTTGCGTTTTTCATACTTCTTGTAAAAACATTTGCCGATGCTGACATATCTTTTGTTAAACTAATTAGAGGCATACCCTTTGCTACTCTTTTTTCATTTTGCTTTCTAATTGATTTTTCTATAGCAGAAGGTGCTTCAGTTCCATACATTCTTGTTGAATTTGCTAATGCCCTTGCTTGAGACTCTACAGCCTTCTTTTCTATATTTCTTGCTACACGCTCTTGTAGGTCTGGATTAAGAATAGGCGCAGGTTTTGGAGTTGCTACAGCAATAGGTGCAGTAGGTATTAGTGGTGTCCCTGCTGCTGCTCTTTTTTCATTTTGTCTTCTAATTGATCTATCTACAGCAGATGGATTTTGATTTCCATACATTTGCATTGAGTTTTGTGCTGCTAATGATTGAGCCTTTGCAGCATCTTCTGCCATTTTCTTTGCTAAACGTTTTTGTAGGTCTGGATGAAGAATAGTTGGAGCATCTGATTTTCCTGGAATTCTTTGTACATTACGAACTTGTGGAGCAACTTCTGCTGGAACTGTTCTGCTATCTTTACTTCTTTTCTTGGTTTTGGTTGTTCCCATAGGGCCAGACTTTGGCTTTTTTTGTTTTCCTTTTTCATCAACGACAACTTCATTTGGTGCTATAGCAACCTTTTTACCTTTTGTATGAATTTCCCAAAGTTCTTTCCAGTCTAGGCCTCTTGCTGCTTCTAATCTTTCAATCATTGCGTTATAAGGCTTTGCTTGTGCAGCATCTAATCCAAAACCTTTTACTGTTTCTTTAAGTGCTGGAAGAACTCTTTCTATTTCAGCATTTACTGCTCTAGTATATTCCTCTGCAGTCATGCTTGATGCTATATCTTTGGTTGCTTCAAGGAAAAAAGTTTTTGCTCCTGATCCTGTAACGCCACCCAAGTTAATCTTTGCTTGGTCTGCAAAAGATCTTAGACTGTTGCTAACAACTCTTGCTTCTCCCTTTTTTGCATTGTATTGTGAGGCTTCGTCATAAATACCAGCAGGTCCTACATCTGCTAATGCATTACCACCTAGATTTCCCCTTGTAAGATCTTTGTCTCCACGAAGTGCCGAAGCAACTAACTGCCTAAAATATTGCTTACGACCTTCTTCCCCATCAGCGAACTCTGGCAAGTTAGCAAACTTTGGATCAAACGGAGACTCAAGAGCATAAGATCTTTTGCCAGTGTTAGGGTTTTCAATAACTACTATTCTTTGATCTGGAGCATCTAGTCCATGTGCTTTTCTTGCTATGATAGTTGCTCTTTGTTCTGCAAGAGCATTATCTAGATCTATCATTGGCTTTACAAATACTTGCTTGCCATCTTTTGTTTTGTACAGACCAGATACATCACGGTCAACAATATTGCTATATCCAGTTCCCTTAGCGACATGCTCTCTGTATTCTGTTACTGGAACACTGGGATCCGCATTTCCATATAGAACAGCCCTAGCCTTTTCCAATAACTTCTTTGGTGCTTTAAGTTTTGGTCCAAGACCTCCAGAGTCTGGAGTTGATCGCATTGGCTTAAACTTATTTTCTTTTTCATCAAAATATGCTGCATTTCTTTTATCTGTGAATTTCCATTCACTCATAGGTCTAATTCTTCCAGTGCCCTGCTCTGGTCTTGGACCGCTTAATTCTGGTCTATTGTAACCAACTATTCGTTTCTTTTCGTCTACCTCTACCTCAATCAGTTTGCCTGGTTCAAACTTTGCAATGTTTTCAAATGCTTTTATTACTGCAGCATTAGTCTTGGTTTCTTTTAATCTTTTTATAATATCTTCTACTGATCTAGTCTGTGAATAGGTTTTATTTGCAGTTCCCTGACCACTTACTCCCTGAGCCTCAAGAAGAGTTTTAATCGCTGAGGATGTAGTTCCCTTTTTCTCTGACAAAGCACCAAGAATACCTGATTTAGCATCTCCCATTCTTGAGTAGATTGTTTTATCATTTACAAGGGTTCCTTCTGGAAGCATTCTTAATTCTGAAAGAAGTTCTGTTCTTATTCTGTTTGTTACCATCGCTGCTTGGTTTGCACTAAGACTGGTTGGTGGCTTCATTAAGTTTCCAGTCATTGTTTCTACAGCACGTGGCTTCTGTAACTCTTCAATGTATAACTCTACAGGAGCGCCCTGCTTTTTAATTAAGTTACCTTCTTTATCTAAAATATCTTCTGCACTAATTAATTTATGTATATTTTTATCTATGTCAAAACCAATACCCGTGTATAGGTTTGCTTTTTCTTTTCCAATTCCCTTAATTCTTTCAGCATCTGAAGCAAATCTTTCAGGAACATCTTCAACATTTACAATTGTTTTATCTACTGCGTGTGCAAACTGTGTTTCTCCTGATAGCGCAACCTTTGTAGCGCCACCATTAAATCCTTGTACAGTTTGTCCTGCAATCATTCTTGCAATTACTGGTCTGTTTGATGGATCCTGTGCTGCCTTTGCTGGAATAACTGCTTCTCCAGGAGTAAGCATTGCTGGAACAGTGTCTTGGTTTCCTTGCCCTGGAACTCTTCTTGTTCCTGTTGAGTACTTTGCGCTTTGTGGTCCACCTCTTGGCATACCTCTACCAACTGGTCCAGTAAATCCAACCTGTGCTGCAATGGCTCTTCTGTATGCATTTGCAAGCATGTTTACTGCTGCTGTTTCAGATGTAAAGGTTTGTCTTAATTTTTGATGAACCTGATCAAGTGATGCTGCAACTGCAGAGGCTTCAAGTTGTTCTTTTGTTAAATAGTCTGTTTGTTGTCCTAGAATCTGACTTGAAGAGCCTACCCTATTAAATGTAGACTTCATTGTTGCAAATAGTTTAATTATGTTTGCAACACCGTTAGCAAGCAAACCAAAAGACATGAGTGCTACTGGACCTATGGCTCCAAGTGCTACTGTTAAAATAGTTACAAACTTTTTGCTTCCATCGCTTAAGCCATTAAACTTTTCTAAAATTTTTCCTACAAACTCAACAATAGGGGTTAGGGCTTTTAGGAACTGCTCTCCTACTGGAGCAAGGCTTACCTTTAAATCTTCTACTGCTTTCTTAAACTTATAGGAAGTTGACTCTTCAATTCTTCCCAATTCTCGCTCAGACAAAATTGCTAGTTCTTCAGTTGTAGCCTGTGTAAGTTTTAAAACTCTTGACGCTTGTGTTCCTTCTTTTGTTACGTTTTGGAACAAAGTAGATAGTCTTGAAAACTGAAACTTTCCAAACAACTGCTCGATTGCTCGTGCACGATTAAGTGGATCTAGTGTATCTAAGGCTGCTGCAAAGTCGATTACTGTTGACTTTACATCTCCAGCATTTGCTTCTACGATACCCTTGATATTTACGCCAAGGCCCATGAGCATCTTTGATGCTTTTTCAGATGGGTTAATTAAAGAAGCAAGACCAGACTTAAGGGCGTTAGCACCTTCTGATGCGTTAATTCCACCTTCCTTCATTGCTGTTAGGAAGAATGCAAGATCTTCTACATCTCCACCAAGTTGTTGAACAACTGGTCCAGCCTTTGGAATTGCAATCGTTAAATCTTCAATAGAAACAACAGTTTGGTTTTCAACTGCGTTTAAGAAGTCAATTTTCTTTGCTAAATCTTCTGTGGCAACACCGAATGCATTTGTTACGGAGATAGTTGTTTCTAGTGCTTGCTCCTGCTCAACTCCACCAAGGACAGCAAGACGAGTTGCTTCATTGACCTGTGCAAGTAAATCTGCACCCATCTTACCCATTGCTGCTGCGTTGGCAGCCATCTCCATAGTTTTTTCTACTGCAACTCCATACTTTGTATACTCTTTTGCAAGTAACTGAATGTTTTTAACCATCTTGTCAGTTTCTTCTTGAGTGGTAAACATTTCACCATAGACACGCTTAAACCTAATTGCCTGCTCTTCAAGTTTCATAAATGTCTTAGCAGCGGTTGAGCCAAGCATTACGAGAGGTATTGTAAAACCAACCATCAACTGGCGACCAGCCCACTGGGTGTTCTTACCAAAGTTTAGAAGATTAGTTGAGCCTTGCTTTAGCAACTGATTTAAAAGTTGTTGCTTTTGTGCTGCCATGGCAGTTTGTGTACCAAGGTTTTGCATATCTAAAGTGAGAGGTCTTACTGCGATAGACTGTAGAGCACCATTGGCTCCACGACCCAACTTAATATACTGAGTCTGAATATCTTTTACACGCTCACGGACTACTTTATTTATAGTCTCAAATTCAGACCTAAAAAGTCTACCAAAAGTTTTTGTTGCTGCACCCGTGTATCTAAAGTACTCTCTGGATGTTAGTTTATTTTTTTCTAGTGAATCAGTAAACGCTTCTGTACTTGATCGTACTGTACGCATAGATGCCTGGAACTGTCCAGTGGCATTTATTGCGTTCATCAAGTTTTGTGCTTGATTTGCTGCTACCGCATTTGCTGCAGTACCAGACTTTGCCATTTGTGTATGGAAGGCTGATATTTGACGCTGTAGCAGTTTTAAACTTGCTAGAGCATCCGACGTATCAATATTTACATGAATATTGGATTGAACATCAGCCATCCATTAACACCTCTTATTTAGTTATTTGCAAGGTTGCCAAGTAGTGATGCGTCAGAAAGTTTAATTCCTGATGCCTCTTCGACAATCTTGTATACTGTAGGAAGATCTAGGTTTTCTTCTAGGGCTTCCTTGTCTTCTGCCAATTCTGGCTTGTATTGCTTCATTGCGATTAATACACATTCCATGAGAAGATCCATGGACTTTTCGTTATCTTCTGCGACCTTTGCAATATCTTCAAACTTCTTCATGAATGGACGAAGTAGAGAAATCTTGAGTGGTCGTACTTTGATCTTTGTACCATCAATAAGTGTTACTGTTTTTTCTTCAGTGGCCGTTGCCATTTATTCCTCCTTATAAGGTTAGATCAATTATACCATAAAGCAGGCTTATTTTTATCAATTAATATGACTCATAGTCAAGGCCCATACCAATTCCAAACCCTGCCTTTTCAGCATTTCTTCCCTGAAGGGCAAGTATGTCATTTCCATTACTTGTCGCTCCCTTACTAAATACCCTGGCTTTCATATCTTCCCAGGCGTTATTATTTCCAGAGTTTTTATCTAAATCTACACCCTGCATTGCAGCAGCAAATTTTTTATCACTATAATCAAGTTCTCTTTTTATTGTAATTGTTGCAGTTAGTTCTGGCATTGATAAAGACTTTTCTAGTTCTTCATAGTCTTTCCATATGCCTATTAAAAATGCTTCTGATTCTAGTTTTGCTAAATCTAATGTCTCCCAGGATGAACCGCTATCAACTGCTTGAGACTTTACTGTGTCCTCAGATTTTTCATTAATCTTAATTCCTGCTGCAACATCTATGACATCATATATTGTTGGAAGGTCTAGACTGTCTTCTAGATCATCAATAGTTTTGATTGATGGGCAATACTGCTGCATTGCAATAAGGGCGCAATGTGCTAAAACAGATATTGACTCATCGTCAGTTTTTGCCTGTTTAATTTCTTCAAATTTTTCTAGAAATTCTCTGAGATACTTTATCTTTAAGGGTGCAGCAATAATAACTCTATCATCTACTAATGATATTTTTTTACTTTTATAGACTTGTGTTGCCATTATACAAGTATACCAAACAGAAAGGCCCAACCCCGAAGGATTGAGCCTCTCATATATTAAGTTGTATTATGCTTCTAGGGAACGATCTACGATCTTTCCGTATGATGCATTGTCGTTTGGAAGAAGACGGAATGACACTTCAAACATTGAAGCCTCATCACGCTTTGCTGATACTGTAACATTCTCAATTGAGAGTGCACGATATGCAACATAGATTCTTTCCTTTGGCTCTAGAGAAGAACCAGAACCTGGTCCTACTGCTACGAGTCCACGCTCTAGTGGAACGTCGCCGATATCTCCAGCAGACATCTTGAGTGTTGAAACTCCTGATGCTGTTGTTAGATCTTCGTCGTCTGCTGCAATTGCAACTAGAAGGTTCTCTAGTGTTGCTTCTGCGAAAGCAGTGTTTAGATTAACTGTCATACCTTGCTTGAATAAACGAGCAACGTCGAGAAGTTGATCTACCGCTACTTCACCGAAATCTGGCTGGAATGCGAGTTCCAAACCATTTGTTGTGTATCCTACGTTTGTGAATGCATTGTCTGCTGACAATGTGTCCTTGTAAGATGTTGCGGATGCTGTGAATGCTGGAAGATCTGTACCTGCTTGGGTATCAGTGATCGCTCCAGTTACTGAGTCGTATCCGATTGGACCTGCATCATGCGTAAAAAGTGCTGCTGCACCTACGATGATGTTACTACTTGAACCACGGCTGTATGCCATATTTCTCACCTCTTTCATTTTATTAAAAGGGCTTGTTTCCTCAAGTTAATTATAACACCTTTTATTAAAAGACTATCCTTGGTGCCAGTCGTAATCTATAATTATCTTGTTACCCGCATAGGTTCGTGCTGTGCCAAAGTCTACTATATCTCTGGTTTCTTCTAGTTGGTATATTTTAAAGTTATGGAAGAAGCATGGTCTAGACTCTTCTGACCAAAGACCCTCATTTGCTGCAGCCCATTCATTAATGTCTTTTGCTGAATCATCTCCATTGTCAAGAAGATCACTGACCATTTGCTGGATATGAACCATTTGCTCTGTAGGTCCCCAGCCTTTTGCTGAGTCTCCAGTAGCATAGAAATAATATAAAACCTGTTCACACTTAATGTATGGAAATGGAGTTCTTCTCATTTTAAACATTCTGTCGTATACCCCAAAGAGACCGTTGGACTGAGGAAATGTTTGTGTTAAAGAATCAATATCTGTTGGAAGTGTTGGGAAGAAATATGTTGTTCCAGAGTTAAAGCGCTCATCAACCATTGATCCAAGGTACTTGTTTATTATTGAAGGTGGGTGATGAATTGTTGCAGTCATTATGCACCTACCCCTGCATTAGCAATCCATCTGTATCCTGTAGAAAGTCCTTTTGTTTTGCCCATCTTTTTCCCTGCTGCTATATCTTTTTTATAGACTACTGGATTTTCTAAATATTTTGCAACACCGCTTACTCTTAAGAATGCTTGTGAAAAATATTTATTAAAAAACATATCGAATACTTTTTCAAAACCACCCTCAACTTCTGTTCCTCCAGGGTTATCGACCCTAACCTCTTTCTTGGTAAACACTGTTTCTCCATTTTCTTCAAATACTAAAGCCTGTGCGACTCTTGGTCTAATTTTTACAGGAATTCCTTCTTCCATAATTCTGGCCTTATCATAAAATGGTGTTCTAGAACCATTCTTAATTGATGTTGACTGACTAAAAGAAGATCTAAAAGAAAGGCCTAGGTTACTTGTTGTATACGATATATCATAAAGTCTTGCACTTGGGCTACCAGTCTGGTTCCATTCATAAATATGGTGTAGCATGTCTGGATTAACTCTTGCATTTGAGTCTATAAACTCTTTCATAAGTTCTACTGTTTCTAATCCTACAACCTTTAGAAAGGCTGTTTTTCCTTTATGAACCCCTTCTAAAAATCCAACTGAGTATTGGACGATGTTGTTCATTTCTTTCTTAAACTGATTAGAATTAAATACTGCTCTCATACATCACCTGTCTGATTTTCTGATCTTCTAATAATAATATTGTATGACTCTATGCTTCCAAACGGTCCAGTAAAAGGCTCATATGTCGCTATCTCAAACAAAGTTCCTCTTCCAGACCTTGGGCCAGAGGTCTCCATGTAAATCAGATTTCCTTCTTGGTCTCTAATATCTGTTATAAGTATATTTGTTAGAGCATTCTTACTATCAATAGAAGAAATTCTAATATCAGACTTTGCTCTTCCGATAAGAATAGAGTGCTGAGTTATATTAACATTTGGCTTAACTTCTTCTTTAAATGCTGAACCTCCAGAAGTAAAACTGCATGCAAAAATTCTGTCTAGAACCCATTGCTTTTTTATTGCTCCGTATTGTCCTTGTTCAATTATAGGATGATAAACAGATGCTTGCATCGGAAACATGAAGTCGGGAGTCTCACAAACTGTCATTACAGTACCCCAATTGTTGTAATAGACTTAGTATACTTTGAAAGTATTTTGTCTACAAGTATATTTCCTGTTCCTTCGAAAAGACCCTTGTCAAACTGGATCCTATATTGATCTGTGTTATAAGAAGAAATAAATCTCTTGTAATAGTCCAATTTTCCACACTCAAGATCGTGAACAAGTATTTCTGTTGCTCTAACAATATCTGATGGAACTGATGTGTATCCACATTCGACTGTTATTCTATAGTCCCAAGTCTTTCCAAAGCCTCTATAAATAAATTGTGGGTCAAGTGAGTCAGAGGATGCTGCTGGCAAAACTAGTGGAGCAGACTCTGCACGATTAATGTTGTCTATAGACTTTTCAACAATTGCTGTTTTGTCAGATGTTACTTCATACTGTCTATCTTCTACTAACTTGTTATTTTCGTATACAGATAAAACCTTTTTTACATCATCCCAGATAGGCAAATAGTCTGACCCTGTTCCTGTAAAGTTCAAAACTTTCTTTTTATAGTAAAATCCACCTGACACTATTGAGTCAATAATTGCTCTTGCAATTTCTTCATTTATAGCATATGCTGCAATGTCTGATGTTGTTGTTGCTTTTGTTGATGGGTCAACGTATGGTCTAACTATCTCGTAAGTTTCATCTTGCAAAAATTGTTCATCTGATGTGCCAAGATCTTTAGTAATCTCAACTCTATATGAGGAGTCATACTTGCCTGGCAAAGAAATTTGTAACATTTCTCCAGAAGATGATTCTGAGAATGTGGATGTTGAAATTGAAAGGTCCGCCATATCCGTTATGGTAACAGTTATGTCTGCATCTATAATTCCCGAAGGAATTACAAAATTAACAGGTATTTCTGCATATGGCGAAACTCTCAATATCTCCATAATTATCCAAAAGCCTTCTGGACTTCTTCTGGTGTGGCAAGTCGTACATGTGATCTTGTAAGCCACTTGTCTGCTTGTGCCTTTGTGACAATATTGTAACCCTTAGAAATTGAACCAACCTCTTCCCAACGAACGCTCTTTGTTGAGTGGACTGCTACCTTTTCTGAAAGATCTACTTCTGCCTTAACCTTCTTGCTTGGGCCGTCTGCTGCCATTGATCCAATAGCGCCTGTCTCTGTAAATCCTAGTGACTGAACTGGCTCTTCTGCTGCTGGTGCTTCTACTACTGCTTCAGCAACTGGTGCTTCTACAACTGCTTCGACTACTGGCTCTGCTGCTGGTTCAACTACTGGCTCTGCTACTGGCTCTGCTGGTGTCTCTACCACTGGGGCTTCAACATGTGCATGCTCTTCTTCATTGTTTGATGAAAACGGCTTATTATAATTGTTATTTTCCATTGTATCCTCCTTGTTTGTATTATATCATTAAAGTATTAAGGGGGACAGGAGAGTGAACTCCCGCCCCCCATTAAAGGTACTGTTTACAGATTATGCATCTGCAGCAGCGTCAGCGAATGCAATTGCATCCTCTTCTTCCCACTGAATACCAAAGCGGACGAATACTGTGTAC